GGCCGGTTGACGAAAATTGGTCCAGAGTGATTTCCACACTCCAATTTCCGAAAATTACTGATACCCGGCGTTTCCTGTGTAAAGTAAGGACCACTTGTAAAACCTCCCCGACGAAATCGGAAAGTAAAATTCAGTGGTTTCACCTTAGAAAACGTCGGACGACTGACATTAAAGCAGTCAGCCGCAGGATCTGGCCCCCAGATCCAATCCTATCTCTATATACTCCAGAGATGCGGAGTTCGCACAGAATTAACCCTCTGTGCAGGGCGCTGAAAAATTTTTGGTACCTCATGCTAATTAGAGGCTTTCCTATATGCTAAGCATTTTTAGCTGTCTCCCAATCATTTGGTGTAGGGAGCACTACCTCGGCTAGTAGGGAACGACGGCATCCCAGGGTGGTGTCTCGAAAAGTTTTCCACGCAAGGGCAGACGCCGCTTTACAGCTCAGGCAATAGGATTTAACCAGCCCAATATTTATGACTTACAAGACGGGGGCTTTTGTCTTGTAAGTTTTGAGTTCGCGATATCGTTCTAGACGGATTGATCAAGCGCGAACGACTGTTCGTAATAAACAGGTGGCAGTCCGTTGAAGAAGAAGAAGTTAAAATCCTCACCAGCAGAAACATAGAAACGTAAATACGTTGAATCAAGGGCAGAGCCCGATCGCGGAACAATCAAGGACATGTTCCAGGAAGGAGTGAAATCACCAGTGGCGAAATTCTCTCTGGCAAACGTATAAGAAAATCTGTCGTTCTTCAGGTAAGGAACTTCAATGGTCTGAATAGGGTTGACGCTAGTATTACCTATGAAAGCGCCAAACATGTCAGCTCCTCTTTCGACTTCATTGAAAGTTTGGGGAATATTCTTGAGATTGATAGCTCCAGTATTAGCGACGGTCGCCTTATAATCAGTGAAGTTCCTTCGAGAAAGAACATAACTGACGCTATTCCAGAAGTCAGAATCATCTGCGCCTATTCTGGCTCCTAGAGAAACGGTACTGGTATCAATAGTCCACCGAGTGGACCCGCGCCATCCTAAGAAAGCACGCCCAAGGTAGTTCATGAGAGTTGTATTTGTAGCGAGATATTTTCTGCCATCACCAAAAGTGGTAACCATTGAACCCGAGGGAAGGGTTGCGGTCGAGAATCCACCATAAGTTGGAAAAGAGGGGCGAGAAAATTTAACCATCGCTGTTTCGGATACCTCAGGAAAGAATAAAAGTTCACTCTTGTATGCTCGCTTGAGCAAGGTCCGAAAAGAAGCAATTGTTTCTCCCATGAAAACTTTCGTTGTTAGAGGTTGATCTATATGCGTCGAAGCCATCTCATCTATAGCTTCGGGATCCGCGACTGGGGATTCCTGTGCATCAGTATCATCCTCAACTCCGGACTCGGGCACACTACCTAACCTAGTAGGGCTAATCGGTGGTCTGAATTTCACATATGACATCGCATCATTTGGTGCAGCAACTTCAAAATCGTCTAACATAGAAATGAAGACATTGACCTGAATGTCACTAACATCCGCACTGGGCGACGCCAATTTGTTCAAAACATACACCGATAAGACTCCATTTCCGTTCACGATGTTGGTGATCAGGGGACTCGGGCCGTATTGAACGTCCGAATACCACGCCAAAGGCGTCTTGTAAGGAACGCTCTGACCCCAACCCACATCTACCGTAAAATCTTTGTTTTCAGCTATATCGTGAATGGTGGTATAGTGTGTGTTATACTCACTTGAAGAGCCTCCAAGCTGTGGGTCGTAACATATCCGTAAACGACCCTTGTGATATTCAGAGGCTACGATTTGAAAGCGAAAGCGCATAGTGCCTCTCCAGAATTGGAAAGGCAAAGCAGCGAAAGCGCAAGCAGGAAAGTGCCACTCATCACCATTTCTTCCTTTAAGTCCAGGATCCACCCGAGAGTTCCATAAATGATCTCCATCGGGTGCCGTTAAGGACCAATTGAAAGTGGTGAGATAAGACTCTCTACCAGCTATTGAGGCTATAGGAAGCTCATCATCTCCATAGATACCTGTAGTACGGGGATCAAGAGTGAGCTCTTGTTTGCTATCAATTGTGAGTTTATTTGCCGACTGTTTAGTGTCGGTTACAGCTAGCGAATGTTTTGCACGCGGTTCATAAATGGATTGGTGTAGTTCATTCGGTGCTGATAAACCGAACATTTTGGCAGCACTTGCTACAGCTTTAGCGCCTATTTGAGTGGCCTTAGCATACGGTCCTATTACGGGAACGTCTGAAAGAGCACCAGCCACTCGGGCAACATTAGAAGCGGGTCGGGAGATTACATCTTTCTCATGTTCGTCTCCACCTTCAGTACCAGACTCAGGGACAGAGCGTGTTGGAATGGCAAATTGCACATCCTCAGCCCAAGCGAGAACTGTAATGTTCAAAGGGTCTGTACTACCGTTAGCGTGCTTTAAGTCGTTCAGGGATGCAATGACTATTTCACCCATATCTTGCCACTGTTTTCCAGCGACTACCCAATTATTCTTATTGTAGAAAAATGGCAGTTCTAAAGAACCTCCAGAAGAAGTCGTAGGGTTGACATAGATGTGCATCCTTTGTGATCCACGTATAAAATCCTCAGGTACCCAAGTTCTCAAAGGAGAAATTGAATCCAAAGGAGACAAGGGTTCATAAGCAGCAATAGCTCGTCCATAATAGAAGGCATTGCCATTAATGAGAATTTTGACGTGAAGTTTTCCTTGGAGAAGATGATAGTTCTTTATCTTCTCTATGTTTCGGGCATTCTCCCAAAACAAGGTCCATGGGTTGAAACGGGAATAGATTGGTGTATCAACATCCCATTGCAGATTGCGAATCTGAATTGGACGGGAAAACCATGATCCGAGAGTAGCATCAGAAAGCAAGGCCAAACTCCGAGTGGAATCCATTGTGGCCCCGCGCTGATCCATGCTACCTGGAACATTATCGCGAATTGACATGGTTTGTTTATTTACATATGCATCAGCTGCCATGCCAGACTGAAACATTTTGTGATTTGCTGTTGTTTGGGAAGTAGGCTATACTATACTTGGTAACATCACTCGCCCAGGCAATGTCCCGCTACATGTGTTGAGATCATGCAAAGCCTCATTCACTTTCATATTTATACAACGACATTCATACAGGGATATGTAACACGTAAAATGAATTGGTAACCATATACACAAAATTGTTTGCTTCTCTATTGAAGGCAGTACTCTCTGCCCTTGACTTTTATAGACATTCAACAGGTCGTGGGCACTCTTCGGCATACTTCTCATGCCACCTATCAGCGAGCGCATCATAATCTTTGTCGAGATAATCGGTCCAGAGGAAATGCTTCCTCGCAACTTGCGAAAGTTCGTCTCGATATTGCTGATAGATTTCAGGACCGTGAAGGAAAGATTCCAACAGCATTGTGATAATTGAATTCACAGCTAAATCTTCCAGATCCCCCTTCCCGCTGACCATATGACCCATTTTGTCAATCGATTCTCTAGAAAGAGCTCCGACGCGCAGGCCAAGTTTGTCGTGATAGACGCTTTTGCGTTTGAGGAAATCCACGCTCTCCGCAGGGAGAACCGACTGAGGATTATCACTCTTAGCAGCATCAGTGATCTTCATTCCAATGGAATCGAAATACCACTTCTTAGCAAAGAAATCACAATATGGTCGTGAAGAAGGTTTGCTCCCGCTCTGACCGTCATCGCCGTATGTGCCGAGACGTTCATTCTCTCTAAAACTTCCAAGCTTGAGAAAACCTTCTAGGCCCAACTTCTTGACACCGTTCAAATAAAAAGAAATGCGTTGGTGCAGAGAATTCTCAATTGAGTTCCCGTACACCGTCAAGGAGTTACCTGAGGACCAAAGGTAGCAGGAGATGATGGTACCATTCCAGTCAATAGTAGGATTGCGCAGTTCATCTGCAATTCCATCCATGACTACGAGGTCTTCATTTGAATACCCCATAAACTCGGCGATTTTCCTAAAAACGTTAAGCGATGCAATCATAACATCAAGTGCTCGACGTAAATCATATTTGGAAAAATCCCAATCGGTAACTTTACCATCCGTTGCGAGTTCCTGAATGAATTTCATCAATTCTTCCCACTCAGGTCCAGCGCAATTTATGCCAACCGCACACTCACATAAAAGTGGATGGCGGGAGATAAACTCAATGATAGGCAAATAGTATTGGCGAACAATAAGAGCGAAAAGACATTCGAGAATATAGAAGATGCGGACCTTCTCTGAATCCTCGGAGACTACTTCATCCTTGAGACAAGTGCGACTCCACACTCCATATTTCTTGCCAGTGCGAAAACATTCTTTCATTTCATCGAAATGCTTCCTGGCTTCTGGGGTGAGAGCATATCTTTTCTCAGTGTTAGGACCTCTATCAATTTCCACAAACAAATCACTCGCAACCTTGTTTCCGGAACCTTTCCCGATGGGTCCAACGGAGGTTTTCATGTTGATAGCTTTCATGTACATTGATTCAGGAATACCATTGATCATTTCAAGTTCGTCAAGAACTTGACAAAATTGCGGAAACTCCTGGCAATACGATGGTAGGCGCTTTAAGATATCTGAGAGATAATCGTCAAACGCCCACTTGAGGGCTAGGGGAGGAACTTCCCACGCACCTTCAGCTACAACTTTGAGAGCTTTGTTGTGGTGGCGCCAAGGCTCCTTCATATCCGGTGCCTTCCATCTATTGCGACGACCAGAAATCATCGCGAAGGAATCACTCAACATACTCTTGCGAACACGAGAGCGGTAGCGAACCAGATTAGGGTTATTACCCAGAACCTTGATACCATGATACTCGGCTAATTCTTCAAAAACTTTAGTCTTAGGATGTGGACCTTCCGAATGAATAAATTTGTAACCGAGCCGGGTTGCGGGGACTTCACAATGTTCGGGTTGTGAAATGAAATCAGGATCGTTGCGAATACGATCGATGTATTTATCAACATCTTCCCGCAATATCTCTTGAGCATTTCCTAATTTCTTGCCCACGAGGTTTTTGTCGCCAGAAATGTGAAATCCAAGAATTACACCTTTGCGTACAATGGGAGTGCCACAGCTTCCGGTCTTAGTAAGATCAGATCTGTAACGCACACCCCTGCCGCAGGAAAATCCTGCACAATCTATCTTTTGCATATACTGTGCGTTGGTTTTCTCATTAGTGCCATCAGCGTGGAGAATTGTTGCTGAATGGCAATCTGCCCCAGTGTTAACAGGTAAAAGATCCATGATGGATTTCACCTTTGGGGATCTAGGAACTTTGAGAATAACCATATCCTTTCCTGGCATTTGAGAGAGAGACTCCTGGTAAATTTTGCATTTAGTACCGTAATCACCAGTTTGTATCTTAATTTTCATCTCTTCTACAACCTCCATGTTGTACGGATCCTTGCGGAAGAAATGATGAGGCATCATAAGTAGACCTGTTTTAATCCAGATGCCTTGAATGAATCTATCCTCTCCATTGTACTGTGCCTTGATAGTGCACATGTTTTTTCGACATTTTGTGATGGTGTCGTCTTCTGTGACCCCGTTGTCAACTGAACCCTTGGGTGTAGATCTCTTGAAAACTCCAAAGAAGTCATTCCATTCTGGCCCACGACCTAGTCCAGTTCGTGAAACAAGACCGCCTTCAGGTCTTTGTTGACGCAAAATATTCCATGCTGTCAACCCAGAAATAATAACTCCTAGAATACCGATTGCTGTAGGAACGAGAGAGTTATACTCTTGAGGACTGCGACGAATCTTGTCATACAAGTTCTTCTGCAAATCCTTATCGGCATTGGCTCGTTTCTGCAATTCAGCATACCTTTTCTGGAATCCAAGTGCTCTACGAGTCCACATGTATACGAAGCTGAGTATGAAATACTGAACCGACATAATCAAAGGGAAATGCCACCATTGTGCCATCTTCTTGACAAGTATGTAAGTGACCATCTCCTCTTGATAGTGCCAGAAATAAAACAGCTTACCGAGAAGACGCTGAAAGTAATACAAATTGACATAATACTGTTGCCATTCCAAATGGTCAAGAGTGTAAATGCCCCTTTGCGCGTATGTTTCACGGTTGTTCATTACATGATCGGAGTATTCAGGGTACAGAGGTATCCAGCCCCATCTTGTGACTGAGTATCTATATTCCTGAGCAAACTCCCACTCATATCGCTTGAAGCCAAGATAGTCGAGAAGGAAAATGAAAAGAGAACTTACCAGGAAGATCAGGCACGAGAGTGTGAAAGCTCGTTTGAGCAAAACTCTTATGGGAAGGAAAATCTGTTTCTCAGCTGCAACCATACGTATAAAACGTTCTTTCTGCTTACCAAGAAAACTTGGACTTCCATCTTCACGCTCAAGCCAATTTTGTGGGATCATGCTGAATAGCTTTGTACCCAAATGGTCAGGAACGTAACTTATTTCTTCCAAAATGTCCTCTCTCAAGCTTTCAACCGTCGAAGAATCAATTGACCAAAGCCATTTCATCTTGACGAAAGGATTAACCCAAGGGGAAAAAGATTCCCACAATATGGATGATCCAATTGATAAAGCTGATTCGACAACACCTCCTTCTGGTTCGGAAGGGGGTTCTTTACCACAACGGATACAAGCAACAATATTACCTGTAAACTTACATTCATTTCCGTGTGGACCCAGTTGAGAGCATTCTTCGCAAAAATTTTCTTCAGGAACTCGACTAATGACGGAGGCTTGTACCTTAGTCATGTCATCAAAAGAAATACGTTCGCCTTCTTCATCGCACGAGCAAAAGTGCGCGAGGCGTTTGCATTTCAAACATCCATCTTGTTTCTTCTTCTTTCTCTCTTCCTCCAAGCGATCTTCTTGCGCATAGTGTTCAATAGCAAGAGAACGGAGCAATTCCATAAAATCACGGGTGCCCAGATTCTTACTTTGTCCATCTTTGAACTTGTAGTACTTGCGAGTCTTAGAGCCATTCTCAGCATAGATGATCTCATAAACATCAAACAAATGGTATTCATGACTTCCGTCAGTTTTCCGACTGTCGAATCGACCATCTCTGTCAGCAAACTCTGGCTTAACCCGCATGTACACCGAAATATACCTACGGGTCCAAGCTCCAGGAGTTTTGGCAACGTGGATAAAGGGCTCTTCAGTGTTTCCTGTTGAAATCACACTGATGTGTTGAGCCGTAATCTTGGCTTTATCCTCGATGTTGGAACGATTGGGGTGAAAGGGCACAGGATCAACTAAGGCCAAAGCAGTTGTGTAGGCCTTCTCAATGGATTTTGAATACTGTTCTTTGACAGCTGAAGTCTCATTAAGAGTGATAGTCTGTGTGCTGTTATCAATTTCATCTTGAAATTCAGACATCAAGTTCGGTTGGGCATTGTTCGATTGGCGATACGGAACTCCACGAGCCATACAATGTTGCTCATGAATCATCGCTGTAATGAACGACTTTCCAACTTTGGGGGGCCCATGCAGATGTAAAGCGCGGGCGACCTTAACAGCATCAATCTTTTGAACAAAATCTTTAACCTCATTATAGAGGGTACCGACTTCGCGTACCAGGGATGATGCATGAAGGGTAGTGTACTTGTCCCTTTCAGTTTTGCAAAGAGAAACGAGAGTGTTATAAACTGTCTCAATTTTCACATACTGAAGTTGTCTCTCTTCCATTGTCGAATTTCCTTCGCGTTTAGTATCGGTGAACCACTGTTTCACCTCGTAAAAGGATTGGTGGCACTTGGCCAAAGATCCAGAATTCAAGGTGAGTGGTTTCAGACTTCTTTGTTCAATACACGCAACACCCACTGTGGAAACCCAATTGTACAATTTCAAAACATGATCGATAAAATCAACACCATCGATTTTCTCAACGGTTGAATGTTTCATCACAGCCTCGTGTAGTGGATGGCTGAATTCAATGTTCTGAATCTTACACGTGAAGAAGGCGAAAGCTGTTCCCACAACATACGAAAGATGTTTGGTAAAAATGCCTTTCTTCAGGACTTCCCACATTGCCATAGCATCGGGTGAGAGAGATTCAGGACGCGAAGCGGTATTCTCAAGAGCATAACACTCCTGAACTGTCTTCCCTTTGAGAAAACTTGGGAATTCAATACCGTTCACATATGCAACGAGTGTGTCATGAATATTCATGGCTATGCCATCATCAAGCATCGCGTCGAGAAAAGCAATACATCTCGTAACGACTGACACCAAATTCGTATCGTTGCAAAGTCCAATGGATAATAGGACTAACTGACTCAGAGCTTTCGAAGATTTCCGCACCAAAGCTGATGGTATTCGCTCAGATAAACTGGCTTTGACCTCGGCTAATTGGGAACCTATGGTGGATTTGGTATGAATCACATCAAGCTCTGTGTCATCGTCGATCTCCGGTGAATTGTGGAGGTTTTGGAGATCTGACAGGCCAATTTCTTTGACCGGGGGCGAAGAATCCTCAGGTGAAGCTTCTTTTCTTTCTGCTTCAAGCTCCTGACAGAATGTTTGGAGCTCAGAAAAACAACTGAGAGGATAAGACTCTTTCAACGGATCGGTGTCCGCATGATGAGAGCCATCATCCACTATGGGATTGTTGTTTTCTGCAGGAGGATCTTTCGAAGGAAGAGGACTCTGTCCGTCTGGATTTGATGAGCTGGGGATGCCCAAATCGTGTGCCAGATCGGAGTCTGATGAAAGTCCGCCTTCAGGAACAGATTGTCTGAAAGATCGCAATATGTCCGCAGCTTCAAGGATCTCAATGTGATCCTGTAGCGAACAGTTTGGATCGTCCAAAACTTCTGGCCTTGGCAGGATAAAAGTACCTCCAGGTTTTTTATCCATCATCCGCAAACTTCCACTGGGAACAGGGAGATTGCGAGTCCCAACTGTGCATTTGATGCATTTGCCATCACCGCCTATGTGCTCCAAAAGATACGACAAGTGTCGTCCTGTATCGGAGGTGAGCGGTGTAACATAACACATAGCACAACCTGGGACGTTGTGAGGGCAGGGTCCGATCAGACCCTGCCCAATACCGGTTGCCGAAACCGGGAATTTCACGACAGTGGTTGTCAGCCTTTGGCTTACTGACTTCTCCTCAGCACTTTTTCCGTGTGTGCTTGCCTTAAAGAACTTACTCATGGTGCTGAAGAATAAAAGACGCGGTTTCCAACCACATCAAATATACGAGTTTCATCATCTACGTCAAATAGAGGTAAATCAAAGAATGCGCGACTTATAGCAAACAAAGTTCGCTACACATTTCGTCCAAGTGCGGGCCTCCTAAGGAGGGGTCTGCGCACATTTCATCATCACATAATCAACGTCCAGAACTACTCGTCCACACAGCATGCACTTCCTACTTCATCGATTGCCACATCTCAGAAGGAAGTCATTGAAACTCTCCCCGCCGGAACAAACGGAGTTGAGCTAGGGGCTTCGGCTTCTAACCTGCACTGCAAGACATGCAGCCCTTCGCAAGATATACATACTTTGTATGAACTAATAGACCCAGCATTAAGAATCTAAAGGTCTCGAGATTCAATATGGTCGGTCGGATTATCAATCCAAACCGATTACCAGCTCTGGCAGAGCATACCTTCTTCCAAGTCTTGACAAAATCTGCCACATCACTGCGACATAAAATGTGAGTCTCCAAAAAGAGACGCGCCCAATAAATTGGGTACACATAATTAAGTCTAAACTTATCAGAGATTCTCAAAGTGAGAACCACCATTACACACCACCTAATGAAAGGTGGGTCGCACAACTTATACCATAAAGGTCACGGATTTACAACAAAATTTCATTTGCGTACCGTCGTTTTGATTTTTCCTAGCCTAGAAGTTGTGCAGGCTTTCTTCTGTACGGTTTACCTCATCTTACAGAGTTCGAGAGGTGTAATTTTCAGTGACCGCCGCGCCGAATCGCGGCGGTTTGAGACAAATTGTTCTCGCATAGATAAGTAAAACAACGCTATAGCCTCGTGTGTTAGGAAATGGTATACCCATTCCATCCACAAAACGCATCACGTCGCTGAACTACATCTACACCGGATCCCGGGATAACCCCG